AAGGAATCATCATTAATCGATGATGAAGTTGCTAAGTTTGTTCATCAAAATAGAGAGGCACTCGATGGTGCAATTAGACAAGAACGTGATTTGGATTTTGATTATTTTGGTTTTAAAACATTAGAACGTTCATATCTTTTAAAGATTGGTAAACGTATTGTTGAGAGACCTCAATACATGTACATGAGAGTTGCCGTTGGTATTTGTAATGGTAATTTGGAAATGGCTTTGAGAATCTATGATGATTTATCACAACATTTTTACACCCACGCAACACCAACACTATTCAATGCAGGAACTCGTCGTCCACAAATGTCTTCTTGTTTCTTGATTGGAAACAAAGGTGATGATATTGATGGTTTATTTGATACCATTAAGGACGTTGCCAAGATTTCTAAATGGGCAGGTGGTATTGGGTTACACGTACACGATGTGAGAGCAAAGGGTTCATACATTAAAGGTACGGGTGGAGAATCTGATGGACTTCTTCCTATGATGAAAACATATAATGAGGTTGCTCGTTGGATTAATCAGGGTGGTAAAAGAAAAGGTTCTTTTGCTATTTACCTCGAACCATGGCACGCAGACGTTTTCGAATTTATTGATTTAAGAAAGAATCACGGTAAAGAAGAGATGAGAGCAAGAGATTTGTTCTTGGCAATGTGGACACCTGATTTATTTATGCAACGAGTTGAGAGTGATGGAGATTGGTCATTATTCTCACCTGACGAAGCTCCGGGTTTATCTGATACGTATGATACACCCGAAGACAAGGCGTTCACTCGTTTATACGAACAATACGAACAAGAAGGTAGAGCACGTAAAACTGTTAAGGCGAGAAAATTGATGGATTCAATTCTTACTGCACAGATTGAAACGGGAACACCTTATATGTTATATAAAGACTCGGCAAACTACAAATCAAATCAAAAGAATTTGGGAACAATTAAATCTTCAAATTTATGTACGGAGATTATTGAGTACTCAAGTCCTGAAGAACAAGCGGTTTGTAACTTGGCATCGATTGCATTACCAAAATATGTTGTAGATGGTGAATTCAGTCATGAATTATTATATGAGTACACCTACCAAGTTGTACAAAATTTGAATAACGTAATTGACTTGAACTTCTACCCAACTGAGGAAACAAAACGTTCAAATATGAGACACAGACCTGTTGGTTTAGGTGTTCAAGGATTGGCGGATGTATTCTGTATGTTGTCACTACCATTTGAAAGTGAAAATGCTGACAAACTACAAACGGATATTTTCGAAACAATTTATTTTGCTGCACTAGCTTCATCAAAAGATGTTGCTAAAGAAAACGGAGCATACGAAACCTTTAATGGTTCACCACTTTCTGAAGGTATTTTCCAATATCAATTATGGGGTAAATCCGATAAGGATTTGAGTGGTAGATGGGATTGGAAATCTTTAAGAAAAGAGATTTTAAAATTCGGTGTTAGAAATTCATTATTGGTGGCACCTATGCCAACAGCATCTACCGCACAAATTTTAGGTAATAACGAAGCGTTTGAACCATTCACATCTAATTTATTTTCAAGAAGAACTCTTGGTGGTGAATTTATTGTGGTAAACAAACACTTAGTTAAAGTATTACTCGAAAGAAAAATATGGTCAGACGATATCAAGAAAAAGTTGATTATGGAAAACGGTTCGGTTCAGAACATTCCTGAAATCCCAACAGATATCAAAGAGGTGTTTAAAACCGTATGGGAGATGTCACAAAAGAGAATCTTATCCATGGCGGCAAATCGTTCAATCTTTATTGACCAATCACAATCATTGAATTTATTCATTGATAATGCTTCCAAACAAAAAGTATTGGCGGCGCATCTTTACGGTTGGAAACTTGGATTGAAAACTGGTATGTACTACCTCAGAACAAGAGCTGCGGTTGACCCACTAAAAGGGTTAGGAATTGATACTTCTACCGTTAAACCTGTTTCTGAAGCTATCGAGGTACCTACAACTAATAACTTTATTCAGGATACTTCAGAAGAAATGAAGTTAATGGAGATGGTTAATGTATCAAGACCCACAGATTCACCATTTGAGTGTGAAGGATGTGGTTCCTAAAATAAGTTAACACTAAACCTACATAATCCCGACATTAGTCGGGATTTTTTATTTATATGTATTCCGGCTTTCTTTATATTTATTGATATGGCGACAACGTATGGTATAGATTATCCATTTAGAGAGAGTAGAAAAGGTAATTTCCTTGAGATGACAGAAGCACCTGACAGGGAGATTAGGGCGAATCTATTACATCTAATTTTAACCAGAAGAGGTACACGTTATTATTTACCTGATTTTGGTACGAGATTGTATGAGTTCATTTTTGAACCAAACGATGCGGTTACATTCCAAATGATTGAGGATGAGATAAGAACCACGGTAAAAAAATACATTCCTAATTTGGATATCACATCAATAAGAATTACTGCCGCGGACCAAGACGATGAGGAACCAAGAAGTGTGAGTGAGGAAGACGATGCAAGATTATTTAGGGTATCGGATAGTTCAAGTAAACCATACACTGCGAAAGTTAGACTCGATTACGACATTAATAATGAACCATTTAGTTCGTCAGATTTTATAATTATTAACATATAACATGGCTAAAAAGATATCATACGCAACAAGAGATTTTGCGGGGTTAAGACAAGAATTAGTTAATCTCACAAAAGAATATTATCCTGATTTAGTAAAGAATACTAATGATGCGTCAATTTATTCTGTATTATTAGATTTAAACGCGGCGGTTACCGATAACTTACATTACCATATCGATAGAGTTTGGCAAGAAACGATGTTGGACTTTGCACAACAAAGACAATCTCTTTTCCATATTGCTAAAACATATGGTATCAGATTACCGGGTACGAGACCTTCAGTTGCATTGTGTGATTTTAGTATAAATGTCCCTGTTAGAGGTGATAAAGAAGATGAACGTTATTTGGGTACAATTAAAGCCGGTGCTCAGGTTAGTGGTGGTGGACAATCATTTGAAACGATTGAGGATATTGATTTTGCTAACCCATTCAATAGTAAAGGAGAACCTAACAGATTAAAGATTCCAAATTTTGATGGTAACAATAGATTAGTATCATATACAATTGTTAAAAGAGAAGCGGTTGTTAACGGTGTTACAAGAATTTTCAGAAAAGTTATAACTGAACTTGACCAAAAACCTTTCTTAAAACTTTATTTACCTGAACAAAATGTTTTGGGCGTAACGGCAGTAATCCATAAAGACGGAACATCATTCGCCGGTAACCCAACAAACTCAGAATTCTTGGACCCAACGAATAAATGGTATGAGGTTAAATCTTTAATCCAAGATAAAGTATTCGTTCAGGACCCAACAAATGCTTCTGATAGAGATAATTTCAGAGCAGGAAAATACATTTCAGTTGCTAATAAATTTATTACAGAATATACCCCTGAAAGTTACTTCTCAGTAACCTTTGGTAGTGGTAACGTGGACCCGATGGATAATCTTGATGATTATATGAATGGTTCACTAAAAGTAAACTTGGGAACATACCTAAATAATATGTCATTAGGTGCACTACCTAAAGTAGGTACCACAGTATTCATCAAATATCGTATTGGTGGAGGTAAAGACAGTAATTTGGGCGTGAACGTCATTACAAGTATTGATGATGTGGATTTTGTATTAACGGGACCAAATTCATCAATAAACACTCAAGTAAATCAATCTCTAATTGTAACAAACATTACACCGGCAATCGGTGGAGCTGACCAACCTTCAATTGATGAAATCAGAAACATGATTGCATACAACTTTGCAGCACAAAACAGAGCGGTTACATTGAATGATTATAAATCATTGATTGAAACAATGCCATCCACATACGGAGCACCTGCTAAGGTTAATGTAATGGAAGAAGATATCCGAATATCGTATGATTAACGATTATGTGGATATTGAAAGTGGTCAGGTAATTGACATGGGACTTGAAATTGATTTGGTTATCGATAAAAACGGCAATCAAACCGAAATTATCACAAACTCAATTGAGGATATTGTTGATTATTTCGCAATCGAAAAAAGAAAAATGGGGGACCCATTACTTGTTGGTGATTTAAATCGTTTAATTGGTCAAGTTAACGGTGTTGTAAACGTCGTAGATGTGAGAGTTTTCAATCTAACCGGTGGAGAATACTCAAGTGCAGAAGTTGCACAATCTTATTCTGACCCAGCAACAAAAGAAATCTTACAATCTGATATGACAATCTACATGAAATCAAATCAGATTTTCCAAATAAGATTCCCGAATAAAGATATCAAAATAAGAGTCAAAACTCTCGGTTCGACTACATTCTAATTTTTATTTTCTGTATTTTTTAAGAAAATAAATAGATTTCTATTTATATAGGTA